CAGGTTGTAACCGCCTTCTTTACGTAGCGTGTGACCCTACGATTATGGTGTTTGGTACCAAGCTGTGATAACGCTCACAGGTAAAGCGTGTTCTCCCTCGATGCATGGATTTGATCGATGGGAGTCCTGACCGCGACTATGGCTGAGAGACAGTCGTCGAGCGGTGCCCCATTCCGAAGCATCTTTTCTGCTTCGAATTGTGTGTCGATGCTAATACCAAACTTCTTTGAAAATAAAGCTCGGGTCTGCATCGTCGTCGCTTGGGCAAGCAACGATTTGGTGTCTCGCGGGTAAGGTATCGCTGAATGATATGGGTCCAGCGAAAACCGTGCTGCTGCGCCCTGAGTCTGTCGCAGTCCACGGTCGGCGAGCGCGCGTACAATTGGACAGTGAGGTAGTTCATAAGCCAGCATCAGTGCTTTGCCGCGCTTGAGTTGGTCTCTGACTCTAGGACCAGCATTAAAGAACCCATCCATCCAACCATACTTTTGTAGCACGATCGCGGGGTCCTTGATGTTCTGGTTCCCCGAGCTAACTATGCCACAGAAGGATGCTTCTGAAGGATGTTCTGGCAATTCTTCTTTTATCATGAAACCCAGCTTCTCGAAATCAGCTGGCGTCGGCAACGGATCGTTGTCGTACACGCAAAAGATGCCATCATCACCCTCCACGAAGCCATCCCACGACCGTTCGCCCATTAACGTCATAAATACAACAAGGTTGGTCAGGCCATTGCCCAATGACGTGCACATGTCACCTGACATGCGCCTACCATGGACTGTGAATTTAGTGCCATTCCGAAAGACACCATTATTCTCGCCCATGAGAGCAGCACAGATTAATTCGCAGTCGTCTGGATACGCCTGCATCATATAGCGATATACAGTGCACTCTATCGCCTCCATAACTCGCGGGACCATTAACGCCTCAAATCCGACGTAATCTGTTCCTATTGTCTGTGCCCCTGTCTTCCACAAGCCCGAGATCAGGCCTGGCCGGTCAGGGATCGGTATTTTTTTTATGAAATTTTTCATTTTGTAGACTTCGTGTTCAATGGCATGAATCCAAGGCCCCGAGAAACACTTGAATTCATCCGTTCTAGAATTTATTGACCGCATGTGTTTGAAGGTAGGGTACGACTCGGTTTTACCGAATGAGGCCATGGTCCTACAAGCACGCTTTGAAGGCATGCCGCAGGTCTGCAACCAGACTCGTTCCAAATCGGCCTTTCGTTGTTGTGTGTAAGGCGCGTCTAATAGCCACTTCTTGAATGTGGGTTGGTGAGCCAGCGGCCTTAAATGTGTATTACATAATCGCAAGGTTGTTATTTGTAGCTTATGGATTGCTAGGTCTGTTAATGTTGGGGTAGCCCTTGCGATGCGGTGTTGTATGCCCGCTGCAACCGTCTGCGGGTCATTCGTGTCAGCACAGCACGGTGCCACTGTGCTGATAGTTGTGTCTGGAAGCGCCACAAACATAACGCGAGGTAGCTTCCCACGAAATGGACCAGGTGTGACACGAGCGTCAGGAGATAAGTCATTGACTGCTGGATATCGGCCATTGGAGATTGGGGCTCCCAGGGCGTACTTCCTGTTGCCAAGTAAGAGCGGGTCTCTGAGTTCTTTGACAAGCTTCTTATTTCTTGGGGCACGTCTAGCCGGGTGATAAAACCCATTTCGCGAGCTAGTCTTATGACTTCTGGTAAGTCGTGGTATAGCATTGGCTGTATGGACGCCGGGATATTTAGTGAGGCTGCTCGTTGTGCGTACGTCCTCACATTCTTGAAAGCAGACTCCTCGGGGTCGCTTGTCATGTCGCATGCCACAACGGAAGTGAGCGCAGGGCACGAGACTATCTCGTAGTTCCATTTCACAAACATGATTGGCCAAATCAAGATTGGCAGTAACGGGTAAGCACTCTTCAAAATAATGCTCAGAGCCAGCCAACAGGTTAGCCATAACAAATGCATCGCAGCAGTGAAGCGGCGCTTTACCCTTATCTTCTGGTACATGATAGGGTGGGGGGAGAGTG